CCGATCTTGAAGTTGTCCATAGATCGTTGGGAGAAGATACACATTACAGTGTCACCCGGATTAATTGGGAAGCTGATTAGTGTTGCAGAACTACCCGGAAAGATAATTGGGACACCAAGGATTTGCATACCCGGTTCACCAGAGCCATCTTTCATCAGGTTGTCAATCGAAGGAAGAACATCCACCTTCTGTTGTTGGTTATTGCTATAGACATTAACCACTTTACAAGGAATGGCTGTATGGATATCTGCCATGTCAATCTTGTGTTGTGTTCGGATAATGTCCATCAAATCTTCAAAAATCATACCAAGTCCTCCGCTTGAATTTCAGAACAGAAGCACTCGACATACCAGTCGTTCCCACGGAAGTCTCCAGAGAATCGGGCAGTGTTCACACGATAAAATCCAGTGATCCATTTAGACTCAAGCTTCACGATTTTACCGGGAACAATGTCAGTGTTCAGCAATGCTCTAAACTGTACGCCACGACGACGCTTCTTATCCTTCTTAGGCTTACGCCCTGTTTCAGACGTATAGAATGGAAGGTCAATCAATCCTGTGTGTTCATTCAGAACAGGGGCTAGTTGTGTATCCTTGGTCAGAAGTCCGTTCTCTTCCGAGACGTTCAGTACACCAGCATTGATGTTGTATTCTAGGTTGTTTGCCTCGCAAAGCTTCATCAGCATTTCACGTGGGCTTCCTTTCAAACGCCAGCCGAATACGATTGGGTTATTCAGGTTTGTTCCAGTGTAAGCACCACGACTAACACCCGGCATCTGTTCACGAATCTCTTCAAGCACATCACCCACTGTCTTACCGGGGCTCACCATTTTAGAAAGTTGTTCATGGTTGAGTGCTGTGTATCCTTCTCCGATCCTCAGTTGTGTGATGTAGTCGTTACCACTCTTCACTGTAGAAGTTTCAGTCACGTTGCCCACAACGATTGTGTGAGCACCGGAATCTCTGTAACCAACAGAGAACTCTACCTCAAGGTAGTCGCTCTCAAGGAGTTGAATCTGGGAGTCGGATAGATTGTAAATCTCGATTGCAGCCGAGTTGCCGTTGTTACGTTTGTTGTCAGCACTCTTGGAAACATCGAAAGTGATTTGCCAAACGTTGTCATAAAGATTGCCGTCACCATCCCTAAGAGGGTGTTCAATCAACAGGCCATTACCTGTTTGGTAATCTCCAATTTTCAAGGAGAATACTCTATCCTTCTGTGCCATATATCACTCCGTATTGTAGACGTAAAAGAGATTGAAGAACTCAGGCATGATGCTGGATTCTTCAGTAATTTTGCTGGAGATAGTGGCGTTGACTGGAAGCAACAGGAAGTAACCAGTTAGGCCAACGTCTTCCAAGTTGTAGTCAACTGCCATTGGGTATTGAGGAACCAGTGCGTAGCCCAGCAACACTGGCGTCTGGTCTTCTTTCCTCATATCCATGTGCCACTGAGAGCATCTTGTATTCCAGTAGAATGTGAACTGCAAAGACTGGCCCTCAAGAGCCAGTCCGTAGCGGTACTTCAAATCAGAATACAGAGGCATTTCAATAGATACTGTAGTAGTCATTGTTTATCCTCTTAGTTAGGCGCCTGTGGGAGCCTTCCACGAACTGCTCGATTCTTTAGTGTATGTTTTAGGTGTATGGTCAGGTGCAGCCTGAGCTTGAGCACCAGTCTTCTTGGTGATGCTGCCAGTTTTGCGACCTTTGTTGGAGGTCTTCACCTTAACACTGATTTCTTGCAAGTCTGTGAAAGTCACTTGCTCAATTGTCATCTGCGGGAACACACCTTCACCAGTTGATTCATCTTCTCTAAATGTGATGTTAGTGAAGACACAGGGACTGAATTCCTCAACAACAGAGTTGTCGATAATGTCCAGCACTTGGAACTCTTCACGTGTACGCCACATATCAATCAGGTTGAACTTTACAGCAAGTGCTGTCTTCGCTTTCTCTTGTGGAGTTACGAAAGCAGTGGGAATCGAGTCTTTAGTAAACTGTGCAATAACCTCTGGCAGAATTCTGTTAATGCTAGAAGTTTCATTGATAGACACTGGGTATACAGTTTGAGTGTTGTTCGTGTATTGTTTGTTCTTGGAGATTGCCTTACCGTCAGCACCCTTAACCTCAATCAATTGTCGAGAGATATTAAAGTCTGCATCAGAGAAAATCCCCGAGATATTCAGGATGACGTTATCAATGGTTGTGTGGTCAGAAACATACCCGCCAGAAGAGACGGGATGTTTCGTTACAGACGCAGAGTATGTTGTATCATACTGTGTGATTGCGTCAAACCAGATAATGTCTCCGTTAGCTCTACGGAGTACGATAGCCATTATTGCCTCTCTGCTTGTTGTGCTCTGGCTGCTCCAAGAGCATTTCTCAGAGACGCTTCGAACATAGGTTGTAGTTCAGGTTGTAGTTTCTCAGCAAACTCTTTAGGGTTACTGATGCCTTCCATGTTGAGTTGCAAGGTGAATCCACCCATGTCAATCTTAGCAGGCTCGCTTGTTGTATTACCGCGATCCACAGTACCAGAGTATGTTGTTGGCATATCGTTGCTGCCCATCAACTTCTGAGCAATAGATTGTCTTTGACTAGCAGGGCCAGTCAGCCAATCACCAAGACCACTCATACTATCGCCAAGCCCACTAAACCAACTACCACCACTACTACCGCCTTCACTGCTACCACCGCCTTGACCCCATCCAAAGTATTCCTTAGCTCTTTGGTATGTAGTCTTACCACCCAACAGGTTGATGCCACTTGCAGCGTCATCGGCTGCACCAAGATCACCATTGAAGATGGCTTGGATCATTTGCATCGTCTTGAGGATGTTTTGCAGTTGGTTATCAACTTGTTGGAGTGCTGCGAGGAACACATCGTTAAGTGTCAACCCTTTAAAGGCTTCACCAACTGGCCCCAGCTTATCCAGCAACTGTCCAAGCATACCAACAATACCTTCGAAGGACTTCTTAATATTGTCAATGGCTTCTTGAGCACCCGGAGTTTCTTTTACGAAGTCTCCGAATACACTGTCACCACCTGCCATATAAGTCAGGAAGTCATCCAGTGCAAGAGCAGCAGCCCCAAGAGCAACAATGAATCCACCGAATGGAAGCATGAAGATACCAATAGCAGCAGTAAGAGTTGCTAGTTGGTTCTTTGTCATACCCAGTTTGTCAGCAATCTTACCCCAGTTTTCACCAAGGTGGCCGATCAAACGAATCAAAGCGTTAACTGGCTTAATCAAGATTTCAAACGCAGCACCCAGAGCTTCAGTTAGAGGCTTAGCTCTTTCCATGCTGTCTGTTAGTGCGTTGAAGAAGCTTGCCATACCACGGTCAAATCCACCTTCGGAGAACAACACTACAGTGTCTTCAAAGGCTTTGTTCATTCGACCTTGAGCAACACGTGTTGTCAACAAAGACTTGGCGTAAGCATCATTCTTGTCAGCGAGGTTTTCCATCAGCTTAGCAAGTTCAGGCAGAATCTTTGTAGGATCGCCCTTACCTTTCTTCATGATATCTTCAAACTCTGCCACACTACCAGTCTTAGAAATACCAGCGTTCTTAGCAGCTTCTGCAAGAAGTCTCATACCACCCGGCATACGTTCAGAGAATTGTTGTCTTGCTTCTTCGGATTGGATTTTGTCCTTACCGAACATTTGAGACAAGGCTCTCATGCTACCCTTCATAGACTCTTTATCAAGTCCGTGAACAGTACCGTACTTCATGATGCCACGGAACATATCCTGTGTACCACCAGCACCAATAGAAGGTGCAGAGGCTTGGAAGATGGAAGAGAACTGCGGAGCAATGTCACGGAAGTTCAGACCCATTTCCTTGGACATATTTTCAAGGAAGGTTTTGTTGGAGTTGAATGTCTTCTCATCACCAGAAACCGCGTGTAGGCTGTTTGTAGCAGCTTGCACTTGTTGGTTGATCTGGTTCATCTGGTTTGTCTCGTTCAACCAGATAAACCAAACAGACCAAACAAACCACCTGAACCCGCAAAGCTGGCGGACTTTTTCAGCATCTTACTAAGGCCGTTCCTGCCAGGCCCGCATCCGCCTCGCCGTAATCACCCCGTCCACACGCTCAACGGCT